CCGCCATTCCGCCTTCTATCGCTGCAAGGATGGTTCCTTCACTCTCCAGCTCGTCTGGCATGGTGGGAACGGCCAGACCCTCACCTCCACGACGCGCGGCATTCGCCTGGAGGTCCGGTGAACGCCGATCGCGAACGCGCGTGGTTCTCCCCACTCCTCAACCGCATCGCCGATGTGGCCGGAGAGCGGGCGGCGCTGCTGCTCGGCCGCGAGAAGGCCTGCCAGGTTATCTACGTGCCGCGCGATCCGACGCCTGACCACTGGATCCCGAGGCTGATCGGCGTTGAAGCAGCCCGGGCGTTGGGCGAAGCCTTCGGCGGCCAGAAGCTGGAGATCCCGCCGGCCCTCAACGGTCAGAAGCGTCAGCGCGATCGGACGATTGCCGAAATGAACGGCAAAGGCTATTCAATCAACCAGATCACACAGGCGCTCGGTGTGGCCCGGTCCACCGTCAAGGACCATCGCCGCCGTTTCCGCGCCGCTCACGAAGACGATCAGGGATCGCTCTTCTGACGAATCGCAGGGCGAAACCGCCCTCCCGACAGCACCCCGCGAACCAGCCATACCTTTGATCCTGCCGGCCGGAGGTTTCTCCGGCCGCTCGTTCAGGATCGGTCATGGCCAAATTCTCCGCAGTCTCGCTCGCCCGCCTCGAAAGCGCGCATCCGCTCCTGCAGAAGGTCATGCACGCGGCGATCGAGAAGTACGATTTCACGATCCTGCAGAGCCAGCGCGGCCGTGCCGACCAGGAAGAGGCCTTCCGGAAGGGCAACACGCATGCTCATTTCGGCCAGTCGGCACACAACTGGTCGCCGGCAATCGCCCTCGATGTCGCGCCCTATCCGATCGACTGGAAGGACGCTGCGCGCTTCGTCGCCCTCAACAAGGTGATCGGTTGCTTCAATCCGGAGACCGGATTTGGCTACGGGCTGGCGAAGGACATGCAGATCCCGCTCCGCTGGGGCGGCGACTGGAACTTCAACGGCAAAACCACCGACGAACATCTGGTCGACCTCCCGCACTACGAGCTGCATCCGTGGCGGACCTGGGCGAAGAAGTCGAAGCTGTTCAAAGGATGAACCAATGAAGCTCTTTGAGGTTGAGATCGACAGGCCGGTGAAGCGGTCGACCTATTTCGTCGTTGCCGATGGCTATGACGCCGCCGAAGAGATCGCCCAGCTGAATGAGACGAAAGACGGCGGCCGGAATGGCGGCGTCCTTTCGATCAAAGACCACGGCGACGTCGAAGGTGAGGATCGCATTCTGCTGCTTCCCGCCGGCCTCGGTTTTTGTGCCTGACGATGCTGCGTAAGCCCGCCTATCGTCTGTCGCGCCTCGCCTTCTGGTGGTCATTCGTCCTCGCCTGGGGCGTGATCCTGGCGATAGTCGCTGGCGCGCTTGCCGGCTGGCATGACGCGGTGGCGATCGGCGGCATCACCATCCCCTCGATGGTGGTCATGATCGCCGCGCTGCTCGGCATCCATCGTGCGTTCGGCGCCATGGACCTGCGCGCCATCACGGCCGCGGCCGGCCCCGACACCATCATCGATCCGAACAGAGAAGGAGCCGCCGAATGAGCCTCTTGAAATGGTTGGGCGTAGAGCCCGAAAAAGTGCCGGACGTCGTAGATGCCCTGGCCAAACGCGGGACCGAAGAGGTCACGAAGGACGTCTCCACGCTCGCGAAGAAGACGCTGGATGCTCTCGAAACCGGAACCCGCTCTATCTTCACCAAGCTGACCGAGTTCGAAAGCCAGCTTGTCTCCGAGATCGAGAATAGGACCGACGTCCTTGCGGAAGTCCGCCTTGCTCTCAGCAAGCTGCGCTCGATCGATGCCGGTCCGGTGGCGGATCAGCCGGCCGCCGCCGCATCGGTAAAGCTTTCCCCCGCCGAGTTGCAGCCGGCGCCGGCCGCCTCCGCTGATAGCACCGGCTCTGCTCCTCCCGTGCCGCCAGTCACGGCATCATGACCGCCGCAGCCGCCTGGACCTTGCTCGTCCGCATCCTGACTTTCTGCATCCCGGTCCCGGTGATCGCGATCGCCGCGATTGCAGGCTGGCTGTGGATCGACCGGACAAGCGCCGTGCGCCAGGCGGTCGACAGGGCGACGACAGAGCTGGTCGCGGGCGGCCAGATCGCGGCGTTGAAGGCCGATCTGGCGGCGGCACAGAGGGAGAAGATGGCGACCGATTACGCCTATGCGGGATTCAGCAGGCGGATGGCAGCCGATGCAGCGAAGGACGGGGAACAGAAAGATGTGGCGCTACCGAAGGCTCTTGCCGATCGTCCTTGGACTGTTGAGCAGCCTGACATTGATTGGGTGCAGCGCTGATGCGCAGCGCTACGTCGACAGCGCCGCGGCGAAGGCTGTCGCCGATCGGCCTGTCGATCTTCCGGACCTGCCTCCCGATTGTCGCTTGCGCGAGCCGCATGCGCCCCTTGTCGTTGGCCAGGACGCACGGGTGCCGTTCCGCGCCGAGCGCGATGCGCTCGATCGCGAGCACCGGCGCGAGGACCGCTGCAACGGCTGGTACGACGATTTGAGGACGGGGATGAAGGGGGCGATCACGAAATGAGCGAGAGGGATTTCGATCTCGCCAGCCTGCGGGCTGATCAGGAGCGCGACGCCGGCGTCGCGCGGATCCAGGCAGCGGTCCGGGGACAATTTGCCTCCGTCGAGGTTACCGGGCCGCTGCTCTGCGATTGCGGTGCCGAGATCTCGGCTGCGCGCCGTGCGGCCTATCCGAACGCGCGAGACTGCGTCGATTGCGCCACCTTCCGCGAACGCCAGCGGAGGTTCGGCTGATGGAGTTCGTGAAGGACTGGGCCGGCCTCATCCTCTCCATGATCGCGATCGGCACCACGCTCTACACGTGGGTGACGTCCGGCTCGAAGGAGGCGCTCGACGAGATCATCGACCTGAAGAAGGAGATCGACGAAGCCGAAGACAAGCTTACGCGCGATCGCGAAACGACGGCTGCGGCGGTGAACGGTCGGTTCAAGCTGGTCGAAGACCGGGTGCTGGCGCTGGAGACGGACTTCAAACATCTGCCGGAACGGGAACAGGTGCACCGGATTGAGCTGGGCCTCTCCGAACTGAACGGCAAGTTCGAGGTCATCTCCGAGCGGCTGAAGCCGGTGCAGGCGATCGCCGACCGGCTGCAGGAACTGGAATTCGAGAGGGCCAACGGCAAATGAGCATCGATCGCATCATGCGCGAGGAAGCGCGCCTGGTCATCCTGAAAGCTCTGGCCGATGAGCCTTCCGAAACCTTGAACTCCAGTCTCTTGGGCGAGGTCCTCGCGACGTTCGGCATCTACAAGCCGCGTGAATGGGTCCATGCCGAACTGGGTTGGCTCGCCGAAATGGGCGCGATCACCATAACGGACGCCGGTTCGGTGAAGATCGCCCGGCTGACCGAGACAGGGCATCGCCACCTGCGCCGGGAAGTCGCTCTACCGGGCGTCAAGCGCCCATCGCGGCCGGAGGCCTGATATGGCGCGCGGTCGCGGCCGGCTTTCCGGCATCGAGCTATTGCCTGACGAGGCGACGCCCATCATCGCATGGGCGGCCGAGCAGCTGCAGGACCGCGATCGTACCCAACAGGAGATCTACGAGGAGTTCTTCGGAAAGCTTCAGGCCCTGCAGGCCGAGTACCGCGGCGAGCTGGAATTCACGATCCCGTCGCGATCGGCGTTCAACCGCTATTCGATCAAACAGGCCACGCTCACCCGGCGCCTTGCCGAGACGCGCGAAATTGCGGGGGCGATCGCCGGCAAGTTCGACGCCAAGGCATCCGACGATCTCACGTTGATCGCGGCCGAGGCGATCAAGACGCTCGTATTCGAGGTTGTGACGGCCGCCGGCGAGAGCGGCATCGACCCGAAGGGGGCGATGAACCTTGCCAGCGCATTGTTCAAGGCCGCCCAGGCGCAGGGTGTTTCCACCGCGCGGCGGCAGAAGGTCGAGAAAGAATTCGCCAGCCAGGTCGACCAGGCCGTCGAGACCGTCCGCAAGGTCAACGGCATGTCGGCCGAGACGGCCGAGGCGATCAAGGCGCAGATCCTCGGGGTGCGGACGCAATGAAAACCGCCGCGACCGTTCTTGTCTCCCTTTCCGCCGACCAGCTTGGCGCGCTCAACAACGCGCTTCGTCGCGAGATGCAGGCAGCCGAGCGCATGCGCGGCGATCCGAATTGGGGCGCGGTCGACGAGTATATCGGCCACCTGGACACCGCCCTGCGGGCCGTAACCCGCGCCTTCGAGCGGATGCCGAAATGAGCGCTCCCATCACCCAGGCGGAATGGGAGAAGCTGCGGCGGGAGTCCACTGAGGCCCTGCCGCAGATCGTTGCGGACCTTGGATTGCCTAAGGTGCTGCTGGGCTATCAGGCTCGTACAGTCCAGCTCCTGGAGACAACGGGGATCCGCGTGCTCTTCATCGAGAAGAGCCGGCGCATCGGCGAGACATGGGGGCTGGCCTCCTACGCCGTCCTCCGCGCTGCGCGTGCCAAGGAAGCCGGTGGCATGGATGCGATGTACATCTCCTATTCGCAGGAGATGACCCGCGAGTTCATCGACGCCTGCGCCATGTGGGCGCGAGCCTATTCGTTGGCGGCGATGGAAGCGCAGGAGTTCCTCTTTGCCGACCAGAACCCCGGCGATCCGACAGACACCCGGTCGATCCAGGCATTCCGCATCCGGTTCGCCTCCGGATTCGAGATCGTGGCGTTGTCCTCGGCACCGCGCACGCTGCGCGGCAAACAGGGTCTGGTCATCATCGACGAGGCGGCCTTCGTCGACAATCTGAAGGAGCTGCTCAAGGCCGCCATGGCGTTCCTGATGTGGGGCGGACAGGTCGTCGTCTGCTCCACCCACAACGGCACCGATAACGAGTTCAACGTCCATATCCAGGACATCCTCGCCAAACGCTCGAAATTCGCGCATCTGCGGATCGATTTCGACGAAGCGCTGAAGAACGGGCTCTACGAGCGCATCTGCCTCGTCACTGGAGAAGAATGGTCGGCGACGAAGGAAGCCGCGTGGCGCCAGGAGATCATAGAATTCTACGGCGAAGGCGCGGACGAGGAGCTGTTCTGCATCCCGACCATGGGCTCCGGAGCGTGGCTCACGGCGCCCCTGATCGAAGCGCGCATGCGGCTTTCGCCGGAAGAAGCCCCGGTCATCCGCATCGCGTTGCCTCCGGATTTCCTGCACCGGCCCGAGTTGGAGCGCCGGCATATGCTGGCGCCGCACATCGAGGCGATCGGCCGCGCGCTCGATCGGCTCGACAAAACAAAACAGCATGCCTTTGGCTATGACCCGGCGCGAAAGAGCGACCCGGCCATCATTCATCTGCTTCAGGTCGATACGGACCTGACGCGGAAATCGGCGCTCACCGTCGAAATGCGCAACGTCCCCTTCGCCGAGCAGAAGGCGATCGCGCGCGATATCCTGTCGGCCGCCCCGCGCCTCGTCGGCGCCGCGATAGACGCCACCGGCATGGGCATGAACCTTGCCGAGGATCTCGGCCGTGAATTCGGCATGCGCGAGGAAGAGGAAGGCGCCGGTCTCGTCTGGGCGATCCACCTGTCCGCGCCCTGGTACAACGAGAACATGCCGCCGCTCAAAGCCGCCTTCGAGGACGGCGCGATCTGGCTGACGCGCGACGCGGAACACCAGGCCGATCTTCGCCTGGTCAAGATCATCCGTGGCGTGCCGTCGATCCCGCCGGAGCGCGAAGGCGAGACCGGCAAGAAGCGGCACGGCGATTTCGCCGTCTCCCTGGCACTGGCTTATTTCGCCAGCCGCATGCAGTGGCACGAGTACGGCTACACCTCTGTCGCGCGGCCGGCCAGCCGCTTCCAGGAGCGCGCCGAGACCGAAAGCTATCGCATGCGCGATTATGCAGACGAGCGGCCGCGCGACTTCCGCATGGGCTCCATGCGCCGAACCGGAGGAATCTTCTGATGGCTTTCACCTGGTACGATGCCTATGGCCGTCCTGTAGACACCGCCAAGCTGAAAGAGGAACAGGCCGCCCCGACGATCGGCAGCGTCCGCCGTGTCGACGCGATGCATCCGGCCGCGGGCCTCGCGCCGCAGCGACTTGCCGCGATCCTGCGCGAATCGATCGACGGGGATCCCGAGCGCTATCTGGCGCTCGCTGAGGACATGGAGGAGCGAGATCCGCACTATGGCTCGGTGCTTGGCACGCGCAAGCTGCAGGTCGCAGGGCTCGACATCACCGTCGAGGCCGCGGCGGATGATGCGCAGAGCGTTGCCCATGCCGACCTCATCCGCGAGATTGTCGGGCGCGATGCTTTCGAGATCGAGCTGAAGGACATCCTTGACGCGACCGGCAAGGGATACTCCTGCACCGAGATCCTGTGGGACACGTCGGAGGGCCAGTGGCGGCCGAAACGGCTCGCATGGCGCGATCCGCGCTGGTTCCGGTTCGATCGTGTCGACGGCGAGACGCCGCTCCTGAGGGATGGGGCCGAAGATCAGCCGCTGAAACCGTTCGGCTGGATCTTCCACTCCTTCAAGGCGAAGTCCGGCCTGCCGATCCGTGGTGGTCTCGCCCGTGGCGCCGCCTGGTCCTTCCTGTTCAAGGCGTTCACCGGGAAGGATTGGGCAATCTTCTGCGAGGCCTACGGTCAGCCGCTGCGGCTTGGCACATGGGGACCAGGCGCGACCGAGAAGGACAAGGAAACGCTTCTCAACGCGGTGATGAACATCGGAGCCGACTATGCGGCGATCGTGCCGCAATCGATGGCGATCGACTTCATCAAGGCCGATCTGACCGGCAGTCACGATCTCTACGAGAAGCGCTCGGACTGGCTCGACCGGCAGGTTTCGAAGCTTGTCCTTGGCCAGACGTCGACCACGGATGCGCAGAAGGGCAGCTATGCGGTCGGCGCGGTCCAGGACCGTGTCCGCGACGATATCGAGAAGGCCGACGCCAAGTCGCTCGCCGCCACGCTCAATCGGGATCTCGTACGGCCAGCCGTCGACCTGAATTTCCGGCCGCAGAAGGCCTATCCGAAGATCCGCATCGGCCGGCCGGAAGTGGTCGACCTCGCTCAGTTCATGCCGGCCGTGAAAACCTTCGTCTCGATGGGCGGCAAAGTCGGCATGTCCACCATCCGTGACAAGATCGGCCTGCCGGATCCGGGGCCGGATGAGGAGCTGCTCGTTGCGCCCGGGCCGTCGACCGCGTCATTTGATGCTGGCGCGCCTACCGATCAGCAGGGCAAACCGATGCCGTTCACAACGCAGCAACGGTCTGGCGACGGCATCGATGCCGGCGTCCAGGACGCGCTCGACGATTGGGAGCCGCTTGTCGCCCCGATCGTCGCCGGCCTGGAGACGCAGATCGCGGCCGCCAATAGCATGGACGAGGTGAAACAGATCCTCGCGCGGCGTTTCGCCGATATGAGCCTCGGCACGCTCACCGAGGAGCTGGCGCGCGCCGTATTCGCCGCACGGCTCGCCGGCGAAGGCAATGAGAAGCTTTCGTAGGCATGGCGATCGACGTCACGCCGCTGCCGCCGGACGACGCCGTCCGCGCCTTCCTCGCGCGCGGTAACCGGCTTGATCCGTCGTTCTCCTGGCTGGACGTCTGGCAGGAAGAACATGCCTCCATGTTCACCGTAGCGAAGTCAGCCGGCTTCGACGTCCTCTCCGACATCTACCAGGCCGTCCAGAAGTCGCTTGCGGAGGGCAAGACGTTACGTGATTTCGCCGGCGAGCTGACGCCGACGCTGCAGGCGAAGGGATGGTGGGGCAAGCAGCCGGTTCGGGATCCGCAGACGGGTGAGACCGTCATGGGCCAGCTTGGCTCGACCCGCCGCCTGCAGACGATCTTCGACGCGAATATGCGCGTCTCCTACGCCGCCGGCCATTGGGCCAATTTCGAGCGGAACAAGAAGGCGCGGCCTTTCCTGCGCTACGTCCACGTCGAGGAGCAGCCGCACCCGCGCTGGCAGCATCATCTCTGGCACAACACGGTGCTGCCGGTCGACGATCCGTGGTGGCAGACGCATGCCTGCCCGAATGGCTGGGGCTGCAAATGCACCCTGCAGAGTCTTTCCCAGCGCGATATCGACCGGCTGCAGCGCCAGGGCGAAAAACTGAAGTTTGAGGCGCCCGAGACCACTTTTACCGATTGGACGAACAAGCGCACAGGCGAGGTCACGCGCGTCCCGACCGGCATCGATCCGGGCTGGGCCTACAATCCGGGAAAGGCGGGATACCGCGTCGCACTCGCCGGCGCCGACAAGCTGATCGGCGCTCCGCCGGAACTGGCGGCGCTGGCGAACTCGGATCCGGCGTGGCTGACGAAGCCGCTCGCCGACGAATTCGGCGAGTGGTTCGACCAGGCTGCCGCCGGCGGCCCGCTTGACAGGACCATGGTGACGGTCGGTGCGCTCGATCAGAAGGTGCTCGATGCGCTCGACCGCCAGGACGTCCGCCCGCAGTCGGGCGCCATCACGATCGACCAACGGACCGTCCGGCACATCCTCCGCGACGCGAAGGGGCCTCAGGCGGTCTCGGGCGAGGACCTGCGCAGACTGCCGGAGTTGGTAGCGCAGCCCCGCGCAGTGTTGCGCGATCGCCGGGACGGCGCGCTGCTTTACATCTTCGATCCGGCAGACGGCAGCCGGTACGGCAAGCTGGTCGTTCGCCTCGACTTCTCCAGGCGCGCTCGCGAGAACGGCGGCGATCGCCAGACCATCGTCACCAATGCGGTGCGAACGGCCGGCCTCGTAGAGGCCCGCGTTCTGACCGACACCAATACCTATCAGCTTCTGTCGGGATCGCTCTGAAGGGTGGCCGGCCGCCAAGGGGGTACGCAACTTTCCCCGTAACAACAGCCCGCGTGAGCGGGGCGCCGAACCGGACCTGCGATTTCCCGGTTGTCATGGCGGCCTGCACTGAATATCGGCTTTGCCGGACCCGATTGCAATAGACGGCCGTACAGCGCCGCTGACCGTCCGGAGGCCCCGTTCTAGCTCTGTGGCTCGAATGGGCTACACAGCGCCTTTTAAAGCCCTTCGAATTTGATTTTAATTTGCGCCCGAGGCCTGCCGTCGCGGTCGCATGCCTGCTATTCGCCTTTGGCCTTGGAATAGGCGTTTGACAGCGGCTTTGCGTCGCCGGCCATCAACCGTGTGAATTGCCGCTCGACGAACTCCACGGCCTCGTCCTTCGTATCGACGATCTGGGTGCCGGTACCATAGCGGTTTGTTTCCTTGTTAAGACCGCCAGCAAAGGCTTGCCACGATCCGAGCGTGAATCCGCCGTGCTCGTTCTTGGCGATGCTGCCGCCGTCCTCGTCCTCAAACGATGCCTGGAAGCTGCGCGGAACGACGTTGCCGCCAATGACAGTGCGCCGCCATGCCAGATGAACCCGGCCTCCGCGCGCCTGCACTTCGGCGAAGGCGACCGCGCGGGACGTGATAGGACCGATCCTGGCCTCTCCGTCGATGATGACGTAGCCGTTGCCCTCCCGTTTGACTTCCATCCGGCGAGCCATATCAGTCGAACAGATCGTCCTTCAGCGGGTCGAGGATGTCGGGGGTGTTGTTCTTCACCTGCCCAACTGCTTTCCCGATCTTCCACATGGTCATGAGTTCGTCCGGGAAGGGCTTCATCAGGTCGGCCGGGTCCTCGTCGAAGAGCCACCGGTTGTAGTCTTCCGGCTTCAGGATGACCGGCATGCGCGTGTGGATCTCGGCCATCATGGCATTCGGCTCGCACGTGACGACCGCGAAAGTCGCGATTACCTCGCCGGTGGTGGGATCGCGCCACTCGTCCCATATCGCCGCGAGCGCGAAGGGCTGGCCGGATTTCATAGCGATGGCGTAGGGCTGCTTGTCCTTTCCGGTGCCGAAGATGTCCTTCCATTCGAAGAACCCGTCGATCGGCATCAGCGCCCGGCCGGTGCGGTAGGCATTGCGGAACAGACCATTCGTCTTGATGCCTTCGGCTTTCGCGTTAATCGACTTCGGGCCTCCTTTCGGATCCTTCATCCAGCGCGGAATGAAACCCCAGCGCGCGGCCTTGAATGCCGACGACTGGCGCACCAGCTCATCCACGATGATGATCGGATACATCTGCTGGGGCGCGCCGTTCCAGCGCGGGAACTGGTTCGCCAGTCCTTCCACGCCGGCCGGATCGGCGAAGGTGAACTTGCCGACCATCTCGGCAAGCGACCGTTTGACATGCACGCGTCCACACATAGTCTGGACGATAGGTAGCGTTGGAGAGTTGTGCAATGGCCATGATCGACCCGCCTAAGCGGCAGGAAGACTATCCCGACAGGCTGACCGATTGCGAGGCGGCGCTCGAACCGGCCTTCAATGATCTGATGTCGTTGGCGTTCGCGCATGGCTGGGCGCCTGGAGAGGCCCGCCGGGCGCTTCGCCGGCTGATCGCCTCGCACATGCGCGGCGAGGAAGAAAACGCGAAGCTGGAAGCAGATCTGGCGATCATGCGGGCGATGGAGCGCGCAAGACCGTAGGCATCTTGCCGCCTGCGAGGCGCTCGTCTACGTTCCTGAATCGAAACGGGCGCTGGCGGACCTGAAATCCGCCGGGATGCAAGCCATCCGCCTCGGCCCGATCTCCCGGCTCGACCGAACAATATCCCGTCCGACGCTCTGGTAGGGCGAATTCGGCCTCCCGACGCATCATTGCCGACGCGGCTAAATGCTCGGCGATGAAACGCGAACTCGCCGCCCTTCTCGCGACCACCGTTGTCGCCGCATCCGTCGCCTCGATCGGCGCGGCCGACGCTGCTGCCGGCACGTGGATCCAGTTGATGCCGGCTGGCACCTTCCAGGCGCGCGACGGCCGCGGTCCGTTCAACGCCGGCGACAAGGCGACGATGGAGCAGATCGTCGCCAGGACACGCGACTTCCACGGCCCCAACGACATCGTCATCGACTACGACCATCAGACACTCTTCGGGGTGAAGGATGGCGTTGGAGGCACGGCGCCGGCGGCCGGATGGGTGAAGGAGCTGCAGGTTCGCGAAGGCGGGATCTACGGTCGCGTCGAATGGACCGAGAAGGCTGCCGCCTCGATCAAGGCCGGCGAATACAAGTATTTGTCTCCGGTCTTCCCCGCCCGCAAGTCGGACGGCCTGGTCGTCCTGCTCCAGAATGCCGCGCTGACCAACAGTCCCGCGCTGAACATCGAAGCGGTGGCCGCCACCGCGCTTTCATTCGCAGTCTCCACAGAAGGAACCGACATGGAGAAGATCCTGGCAGCCCTCGGCTTGGCCGCGGGCACCGGAGAGGACGCCGTCCTTTCCGCGATCAACGCACTCAACACTGCCTCTACGGCGATCGCCAAGGCTCTCGGCCTGAAGGATGGGGCCAAGCCGGACGAGATCGTGACCGCGGTCAATTCAACGGTCGCCGATCGCAAGGCGTTCGCCAAGGCGGCCGGCGCAAAGGAAGATGACAAGGCCGATGTCGTGGTCGCGAGCATCGCGACGGCTATGTCGGCGGGCAGTCCGGACCCGACCAGGTTCGTCCCGATCGCTGTCGTTACGGAGCTTCGCGACGAGGTCAAGCAGCTTCGCGAGGACACGACAGCGGACAAGGCGGAAGAGGCGGTGGCCCAGGCCATGAAGGCCGGCAAGCTCACCCCCGGCATGAAGGGATGGGGTCTTGACCTCTACAAGAAGGACAAGGCCGCCTTCGAAAACTTCGTCGGCGCCCAGCCGACGCTGACCACGCCGCAGTTGAACGGCGGCAGGAAGCCATCCGGAGGCAACGCCGAGGGCCTCGACGAGACGCAGCTCGCCGTCTGCCGCACGCTCGGCCTCGATCCCAAGCAATACGCCGAGACGCTCAAGGCCGAGCGTGAGGCCCACGAGGAGAACGCCTGATGGGTGCTTTGTCGTCTGATCGCAACACTGCCGAGATCGCAGGCGGTGTCCGTGTCGCGGGCGCTGCCGCCGCGCTCATCTATGCCGGCGCGCTCGTGATGCGCAATTCGGCGGGCTACGTCACCAAGGGCGCCACGGCCACCGGCTCGGTCGGCTGCGGCCGCGCCGAAGAACGCGTCGACAATTCCGGCGGCTCCGCCGGCGACCTCACCGTCCAGTATCGCCCCGGCGTCTTCCGCTTCGCCAACTCCGCTTCCACCGACCTCATCGGCATCACCGAGATCGGCAAGCCCTGCTACGTCGTGGACGATCAGACGGTCGCCAAGACGGATGGGACCGCTTCGCGCTCGATCGCCGGCTTCGTCGAGGGCGTGGATGACCAGGGCGTCTGGGTCCGTTTCGACGAGGTACTGGCCCAGGCCTACGTCGCCGGCGTCGTCAATCCCGCGGCCTGATCGCTCAAACGAGGAACATCTTCAATGCTCATTAATGCAGCCAATCTCGACGCCCTGCGCGCCGGCTACTCGACGGCCTTCCAGGCCGGCCTGGGCACGGCGCCCAGCCAGTACAAGCGCATCGCCACCGTCTTCCGATCGTCGACCGCCTCCAATGAATATGGTTGGCTGGGCGAGTTGCCGGGCGTGCGCGAATGGATCGGCCCGCGCGTCATCCACGGCCTCAACCAGTACGACTACTCGATCAAGAACAAGTCCTGGGAAGACACGATCGCCGTCAACCGCGATCATATCGAGGATGACAATCTCGGCATCTACACGCCGCGTTTCACCGCGCTTGGCCGTGCAGTCGGTTCGAGCTACGACACGATGTCCTTCGCGTTGCTCAAGGCTGGCTTCTCGACGCTCTGCTATGACAAGCAGAACTTCTTCGACACGGACCACCCCGTGCTCGACGAGAAGGGCGCGGTGACTTCGGTTGCCAACACCGATAGCGGCGCGGGCGCGCCCTGGTTCCTGATCGACAGCAAGCAGCCGATCAACCCGATCATCTTGCAGATCCGCCGCGACGTGCAGTTCGTGGCCAAGGACGATCCGCGCGACGATCGCGTCTTCATGAACAAGGAATTTCTCTACGGCGTGGACGGCCGCTGGAACGTCGGCTTCGGCTTCTGGCAGTGGTGCTGGGGATCCAAGCAGACGCTCGACGCCACGCACTACGCCACGGCGCGAGCCGCGCTGACCGGCATGAAGGGCGATTACGGACGTCCGATCGGCATCGTGCCCGATCTGCTGGTGGTCGGCCCGTCCAACGAAAGCGCCGGTCGCAAGCTCCTCAACTCGGAGAACGCCTCCGGGGGCGAGACCAACGAGTGGAAGGGCACGGCGGAACTGCTCGTCGTTCCCTGGCTGGCCTGACGGCTGCCTTTCGAAAAATACCCGCCGGCGTCAGGTCATGCGTCGCCGGCGGGTCTTTCGGAAGCGGCCCCGATCGGACCGTTTCCGCAAGACCCAAACGAGGAACCCATGAAGCTCTTTCGAAGTGCCTTCGCATTCGCACTGTCGCTGGCGGTGATAGTGGTCTTTGCACCGCTCATGGCTCTCGCCGCGGCCGGGCCGACCGCAGATCTGAATGGCCTGGTCGCGTCGCAAGCGCCGCCTCACGTGGACTTCGTCGCGGCGGACATGCTGCGACAGGCGCTCACCGGCGGCCTCGTGCTCTTCGCGATCGCTGCCCTGCTGCTCCTGACGCTCGCAATCCCGTGGCGCCGACGATCGCCGCAGCGCATCCGATCCGCCCTTGTATTCCCATTCGAACGATCTCCGCGTCCTCCCATCTGACGCACCCGCGACGATCCGCCGGCCTCGGCTGGCGGGTCTCCGGGAAGGAGCCGAACCGCGGCTCTTTCTCCGAGACCCGAAACGGAGACGACAATGCCCAAGAAGACCACCGAAGCTGATGGCCTGAATTCCCTGTTCATCGGCAAAGAGGATTTCCGGAAGCGCTATCCCGCCATCACGGCTGCCGGCGAAGCCTGGGAAGACGGCGACAACAAGAACCAGCCGAACGTGGTGCGGATTACGGCCAAGAAGGACGGCTTCCGCCGCGGCGGCATGGCGCACGCCGGCACCGTCGACCACCCGGTGAGCACGTTCACGTCACCCGATCAGCTGGAGCAGATCCTGTCGGAGCCGAACCTCCGGGTGGAACTGCTTTACGTCGAGCCCGTGGCACAGCCGGAGCCGGAGCAGAAACCGGCGGAATAGCAGTTCAGCGGGATAGAGGAGCGGTTCCCTCGCTAGGCTCATAACCTGGAGACGCCGGTTCAAATCCGGCTCCCGCAACCAGAATACCAGGGGAAGCCGCTGCGCCCCGTTCATGACAGGAGGCCCGTTCGCGAGACTGGGGCCTACCAGCGGACAGCCGGGCGGGAGACCGGCAACGAGATAACCCGAGGGGCGGCCCTGGTACGGCTCGCGAGGCTCCCAGCACCCTTTGGGGACCGCCACGTCGGTGGCGTGTAGGGGTTCAGCCCGGCCGCCCGAACACGTTGAAGGACGCTGCATGACCATTTTCTTCCTTCTCCTGGCTGCGATCGCGTTCATAGGCTTTGGCATCCAGGCCGCGCGGAAGAACGGTCACGGCATGGTCTATTCCGCCATCATCTGCCTCTTCTGGATCGTCGCGGCTCTCTACTGGTCGGGGAGGATCGCATGACCGATCTCTCCAGCGACAACGGCGAACTCCCGAACCCGATCGGCTTGAGGCCGGTCCCGGGTACCGCGTATGACCGGCTCCTGGCGCGTTGCGAGGCCCTCGACTTCGACGACATCACGCCGGCGCAATATGGCGCGTTCGTCGATCAGCTCCCTGCCGATGAGTTCATGGCCTTGCTCGCCATGCACGACGAATACCGAAACGGCTCCGGCGATGCGGACCCGATCGAGAGCGGTTGGCTGATCGAGCGCGGAGACAGCCCCGCCGATGCACCTCTCTACTACGCGCCGTACGTCCACGGCTCGCAATGGACGGAAGACAGCGAGGACGCGCTTCGTTTCGCCCGTCATGTCGATGCTCATCGTCTGGCTACCGTTCTCGCGTTCGAATGCCGCGTCGCACAGCATTGCTGGGGCTGATCGGGATGCCGGACCTCCACGCCTTCGCCCTTCAGATTGCCGCCGCCGCTATCGGCAGCACGATATCCGTCGCCGCGATCGCAGGCATTCTCTGGTGGTGGATCGCATGACGTACGCGTCCCAGCAGGATCTGATTGATCGTTTCGGTGCGCAAGAGCTGATCCAGCTCACCGACCGCACCAACATGCCGCCTAGCGCGATCGACGACACCGTCGTGACGCGGGCGCTGACTGACGCGGATGCGCTGATCGACGGCTATGTCGGCAAGGTCTACGATCTGCCGCTCCCGAACCCATTGCCGGTCCTCACGAAGACGGCCGCCGATATCGCCCGGTATTTCCTGCATGGGAAGGCGGCCGACAAGGACAGCCCCGTGACCGCCGCATACAACCAGGCGCTCTCCTGGCTGAAGGATGTCTCCAAGGGCCTGGTCGCGCTTGACGACGGCGGCGAAGAGCCTGCCCAGGCTGGAGACGGCGCGGTCCGGATGAGGGGGCCGGACCGCGTCTTTACTCGCGATACGCTGCGGGGGCTCTGATGTCCGGCATCCGCCTCATCGTCGATGAAAAGCCGCTCCTGCAGACGCTCGGGCAGCTGCAGCGCGCGGCCGAGGATCCGCAGCGCGCCTATGACGCGATCGGCGCCTATCTCGTCACCGCGACCCAGCGCCGTTTCGAGCGCGAGACCGGTCCGGACGGCTCGAAATGGAAGCGCCTTTCACCACGTACCGCGAACCGGAAGATCGGGCGCTCGCGCCGCGGCTATGACCATATCCTGCGCGTGAAGGCGCGGCTCTACCAGTCGATCGTCTACGAAGCCGCCGACAACCAGGTCGCGGTCGGGACGAACCTCGTCTACGCGGCGATCCAGCAGCTCGGCGGCACCGTGACTATTCCGGCGCGCGACCAGGACATCAATCTTTCGGTCGGCAAGGGCCGCCGGCGCTTCGTCCGCGGCTCTGCCAAACGGAAGGAAACGCGCCGCGTCCATATCGGCGCGCACACCATCACCATCCCGCCGCGGCCCTATCTCGGCATCGATCATGATGACGAGGTCGAGATCCAGGCGATCGTCGAGGACTTCTTTCGCGAGGAGGCCGACGCGCAATGACCATCGTCTCCGAAATCATCGACCGCCTGCAGCCTGCCGAGGATCCGCATTTCAAGATCGTCCAGGGCGCGGCCGAGTTCGGCGCGATCGGCGGCGTGCCGACCGCCGCACCGGCTGCCTACGTGTTCACGTTGCGCGACGAATCGGAACCGAACCGACGCGCGACCGGACCGGTGGCGCAGCGCCTGGAGAGCGTCGTCGGCGTTGTCATCATCACCGGCAATGTCTCCGACGCGGTCGGCGGGGCCGCGGCGTCAGACATCGAAAGCCTGAAGACATGGGTTCGCGGCCGGCTGATCGGCTTCGTGCCAACGTCGGCGCAGGCTGGGCTCGAACACGTCTCCGGCGAAATCCTGAAGACCAAGAACGGCTACGTCTGGTGGGAAGAGGCTTTCGCCGCCATCAGCTACCTTGAGGAGCAGTCATGAAGAAGCCCTACCAGCCGCGTCCGGCCGGCCGGCACATCGTCGATCCGAAGACCGGTAAGCTGACCCGCAGCGGCGATTACACCCTTCCGGCGGGATCGCCGGCGGCCGGACCAGTTGCCGCGGATCAGAGTGCCGCGGCGAACGCCCGGCCAACCCAACCCGCTCCCGAAAAGCCGGCCCCGGCTGACAAGAAAGGCGACTGACCATGGCCCGCAGGTTCTATAATAAGCTCGGCGTTCTGACGAAGATCGAAACGACCGAAGGTACGGACGCGGCGCCGACCGGTGCGGCGAACGCGATCCAGATGTCGAACGCTTCGATCACGCCGCTGGCGGGCGACCAGGCTTCCCGGAATCTTCTGCTCCCTTATCTTGGCCAGCAGGGGATCGTGCTGACAGGCACCTACGCCCAGATAAAGGGGGACGTGGAAATCGCCGGCGCCGGCGGCGCCGGAGACGTGCCGGGTTACGGCGTGCTGCTGCGGGCTTGCGGCATGGCCGAGACGGTCACCGCGGATACGGACGTCCAGTACGCGCCAATCTCGGCGGATTTCGAATCGGCGAGCATCTATTACAATGCCGACGGCGTGAACCACATCCTGCTCGGCGCCCGAGGCACGTGGACGCTCGATCTGACCCCGAAACAGATCCCGCATTTCACCTTCACCCTGTCCGGCCTCCTCGGGACGATCGCCGACACGGCTCTGCCGACCGTCGATCTCACCGCGTTCCAGACGCCGGTGCCGGTCTCGAAGGCGAACACAACGCTCTCGCTTCACGGCTGGGCTGCCGTGGCGGAGAGCCTATCGCTCGACCTGGGCAATCAGGTCTCGCCTCGCTTCCTCATCGGCGACGAAAGCGTCCCGATCTCCAACCGCAGCGCGTCGGGGACGGCGGTGGTGGAAGCCCGCACGATCGCGACCATCGACTGGTTCGGAAAAGCTAAATCGGGGACGCGCGGGGCTCTTGCCGCGCAGCACGGCACGGTGGCCGGAAACATCGTCAAGATCGATGCGCCCGCCGTCCAGATCGGGCGTCCGACGCAGGGGCAGACGGACGGCGTCCTCAATTATTCGCTGCCGTTGCTCGTCTGCCCCGACGAGGGCGACGACGAACTGGTGATCACGGTCAAGTAGCTCCTCCTCGAGGAGCGCTCGAACCTCTCTCAAACCACGCTTGAAAGGCACCGCCAGCCATGAAATTCCAGCTCACCGACACGTATCTCTATTGGTGGCCCGTCACCGTTGAATGCCCGGATCCCGAGAATCCGGGCAAGTCGGAAAAGCAGAGCTTCACGATGCAGTTCCTGGCGATAAGCCAGGATGAGGCTGACGCCATGCAGGAACAATTCGCTGCATTGTCCCCCACGGAGCAGAGATCTCATCGCAACGACCAGATCCTTCGCGCATGCAAAGACTGGCGCGACGTTGTCGATGCGGCCGGAAATGCCATTCCGTTCAGCGAAGACGCCCTCCGGAGGATGCTCCAGTACTCATGGAGCCGGATCGGCATTTTCGACGCCTATGCGGCATCGCTCGCGCCAGGAGCCGCCCGACAGGGAAACTGAGGGAGGCCGCACGGGCTTGGGCCTTCTCCTGTGCCGGCCGTGGAGATCCGACGAAGCCGGCGGGGCTCGACGAAGAGACTGCACGGCAATTCAGGGCAATGAAGGTCAAGGTGGATGCCGCACTCGTCCAGGAGGAGCCGGCATTCGAAGTCTGGAGATCAAACCGGCGATCGGTGATGGCGTTTCTGGCCTGCGAGACACAGTGGCGATTTGCGGTCGGGTTCGGAGCCGCGATGCGGCTCGGCATCGACTACGGATCCGCGCGGCCCTTTTTTGAACGCCGCAACGGCCGTGTCGATCGTCAGATGCTTGACGACCTCCAGATCATGGAGCGGGCTGCACTTGAGGCGTTCGCGGAGGTGGAGAAGTGAGCCTCAATCTCTCGCTCGTCCTCGCCGGCGACAATAGCGGTGCCAAGGCTGCGATCGGCGACACCAGGACAGAGGTCCGAGGTTTAGGCGACGACGCGAGGAACGCGGCTACCGTACTCGATCAGGAGGCGGCATCGACCAGCAGGGCGACGGAGGCAGCCATCCGCGTCACCAATGCCATCAATGGCCAGACAGCAGCCGAGAACAACCTGCGGGCGGCGCTCGAACGTCGTCTGGGCATCTCGGCAAATACCAATGGGGTCGGCGACCCCTTCGCGCAGAATGCTCAACGGGCGGCGGATGTAGAAGCTTACGGGCGTAGTCTCGACGCCGTGCGCGCGCGCTTCGTACCTCTCGTGGCCGCCGAGCAGCAGCATCTGCAAGCCTTGCAGCAAATCAATAACGCGGCGCGACTGGGAGCGATCAGCGAGGACGAGCGCGCGGCGGCTATCGCCAATGCGACACGGGCCTACGAAAGGCAGATCGCCCTCATTCGGAACGGTCCTTCCACGAGAAGTGGCAACGGTGTCCAGTCCTTCGCAGGTTTCAACGCGGGACAGCAGCTGCAGGACATCGTCATGATGTCCCTGCTTGGGCAGAACCCTGGAGCACTTGCACTGCAACAGGGTCCTCAGCTGGCGAGCGCGATCGAAATGGGGGGCGGCCTCGGCGCGCTGAAATCGGGTCTGATGACCCTGCTGAGCCCTACGATGGCGATCACGGTTGCGCTGACCGCCGCTACCGCAGCCGCCATCCAGTTCGGCTCCTCGATCGTAAGTCGCGGCAAGAGCATCGATGATGTCCTGAAGGGCCATAAGTCTCTCATCGACGAGATCACGAAGTCCTTTCCACAGGCAGCGGCTGCGGCGAAACAGTATGAGGATCAGGCGAAGCTCCTGCCTCAGTCCGTCGTCGGGGCTGACGCCACACAACAGATGAAGGACGAGACGGACGCCTACCAGAAGGCAATGCGCGACTTCCGCGTCCAGTTCAACCTTCTCATCCAGGGGGATACCGGACAGGGCGATTTTGCCAAAGTCGGGAAGACGGGCGTCGCAGCGTTCGCCGAGATTTCCAAAGGTATCAAGACAGGCCAGATCGACGCAATCGAATTGCAGCGGCGGCTCGGTGAACTGCGAGTTGACCCGAGCCTGTCGAAGGACACACGAGAGTTCTACGGCCAGCTTCAGGAGGCGATCAACAGAGCGGCGGAGCTAGAACGCCACATGCAGGGATCGGCGGCCGCTGGTCACGCTCTAGCTGGCGCGTTCAATGGACCAGGCGGCCTGCCACTGTTGCTAGATCCGAATACCGGCGAGCACGCCCGCAACCAGGCTCTGTCGGACCGGGATGCGGAGCTCGCACGCATGCGGCGCTCGGGTGCCGCTGATATAGCGTCGATCTACGCCCGCTCACCTAGTGAGCTTGCCGCGGCGGCCAGAGCCCGCGCCGCCGCGGACGCGACCTCTGGCGAAGATCCTCAGGTGAGAGCGCTGAGAGTACAACAGGCGGGAGATCAGGCGCTTCTCCAGGCGGAGCACCAGCTTCAACAAGCCCAAGAGCAACGCGCCCGCTCCTACGCCGAAACGCTCGCCTCACAGCAACTGGACCTGTCCCTGATCGGCAAGACAGCCGGCGAGGTCGCGGGCGCCCAGTTCGCATTCCAGCAGTATCAACAGGTCCGCGAAGAGGCTGCCCGCAACGGCATCACGAGCGAAACGGAATTCCAGAAAGTCTTCGGCGGTGAGATCGCTATGATCGATCAAGCCGCAAAGAAGATGCAGGAATACGCGGACAGGGCCGCGAGGGCACACCTTGCATACGACCAGGCCTTCGACATCAGCCAGCTCGGCCGTTCTCCGGTCGATCAGCAGGTTGCCTCGACGGAAAAGCAATACGGTCTGCCGATCGACCTCAACTCGGCAGACGCAGCCGCAATCCGGTACGCGCTCAATGTGAAGAGCATCGCCAGTGCATGGCAGAATGTGGCCTCGGTCGGCATGGACGCGATCGACCAGCTCTCGGCGAGTGCCGCTGGCGGTTTCAAGAATATCGACGATGTGGTCAACAGCATCCTCGGCGATATCGAGAAGCAATTCATGCAGCTCGCCTTCGCTAATCCGCTGAAGAACGCGATATATGGCGCCGGCCTGCCGACGCTTGACAGCATGGGAGGTGCCGGCGCGTTCTTCTCTGCCTTGACGGGTGGGAAGTTCAATCCCGGTTCGATCCCCGGTTTGGGGCAATCGGTCGGCGCCATGACCGTACAAGCCGGTGTCGTCAACCTCAACGGTGCTGGTCTCGGAGGCGATCTCGCGGGAAGCATATCGCGTCTGTTTGCTCCCGCGAACGACAATTCGATGGCGGCTTTTGCTGCCTCGATCCGCAGCCTCGAATCGTCCGGCAACTATTCCGCTCTCGGCCCGCTCCTTTCTACCGGCGATCGGGCGTATGGCGCCTACGGCATCATGGGTTCGAACATCGGCCCTTGGAGCATGTCGGCGCTCGGCCGCAGCTTGACGCCGGATCAGTTCCTCAGCGACCCGTCCGCTCAGGACGCCATCTTTCAGAAGATTTTCGGGGGCTATCTAAGCCGTTTCGGCAATGCGAATGACGCGGCGTCGGCGTGGTTCACCGGCCGTCCTCTGTCGGCGGGAGCAGGCGCCTCCGACATCTTTGGCACGACCGGGCAGAGCTACGTTGATCAG